CAGCACTCAAACGCATCGCAAACATACTCAGAAAATTCTTCCAGTTCCCAGTCGATGTTGCAAATCTCAAGCGTATAGAAAAGCACCTTGCGATTGATAATATCGACGGTGACATCCGTTGCGGTGATTGTGATTTCGGCATAGACGACGGTGATCGGCGTATATCGCTGGATCAGCTTTACGCCAGTAGTCCAAATGGCTGTAGATGTGGTCGTGCTTGCCGGCGGTTCGCACTGCCCAGGGCAATCGCCAGTCTGTCCGTTCTCGTCGGCGTAGGCACAGTCTGGCTCGACGCCGCCTAGCAAATCCGGCCCAGGTGCCTCACAGTCCCAGCACGTGCAATAGAGAACCTTGCAAGTCGAGGTAGCTCCGTCGCAATCAAGAGCGTTAACAGTCTGCCACCATTCAATCGTCTCCGACTGAGTTACCGGAGTACCAACAGAAACAGCCACCGGGAAACGAATTGTCCTTGAACAGTTTTGACCCTGAAAGGATCTTGTGTCGGGAAGCTTGACGATCTCATCGCCGGCCGTCAAAGCTGGGTCGGGATCGACGATAACCGTGAACTGATTTCCTGGATTATTGACGGTCGCAATTGTGTAGGTGACGCTATTGATCTGAACTTGCTGGCCAGCGGTGAACGTTGTCACTCCGTCGTGAGTGATGGTCAGCGTGTCTGTCCCGCCGTTGTATGATGTTGACACGACCTCGGGCCGAATCAACAAATCGTCATAGGTGCAATTTCCGCAGTCGGTGTTGACAGTGTACCGATAGCCTCTGATCGGCAAACTGCATGAAACGCACCCGCAGCAGTCGCAGCCAGGATTGTGCTTCTTCAATCCCATCAGGCACCGCAGTCTTCAAGAATGATGACCCACTTTCCGCTGCCGTACTCGCGAGCCACAAAGATATACTTGCCAGTATCGACCGATGATGACGCCACGTTGTAAACGTCGATTTCAGCGGCGTCCGCAAAGTCTTCTATCTCTTCAGCTACTCCAGGCTCGCCGGGAATATATTTGAGGGTAGCCTTGCCTTTTCCGGCTGTCGTAGTGCTTCGAGCGGTGATCGTCTCAGTTACATAGGCGATGTGGAGACGCGGAGCGGAAGGGTTGAATTTTCCTCGCATCTGCCCTTCAAGTACGAAGCCGCTTCGGCGTAGATATTTGACAACATCTAGCACCATCTTCGCAGTTGCCGGATCATACGCTCCGATCGAAACGTCTTCCATTAGTCCTCAAACGCCTTCACAATGCACTTACAGCTTGCGGTATTTGCTTTCATGTAAAGCGTTACGCTCGGCTCAAGGCGAAACAAAGCGAACTCGTTCGCTTCAAGCCGGCCACCGTAAACGCCTGTTGAGAAACCCCATTGCACATAATTTGTAGAGTCGATGTTTTTTAGGTAGCACCATCCTTCAGTACTCAACTCTGGAAACGTGAAAGACTCTTCCGACGTTCCGATAGTCACATAGCCAGGAGTCGGGCCGCCAGACGCGGCTTGCGTGAATTGAAGAGTACCAGTTGAGATGCTTTCGTTTAGGTTTCCGTTTGTTACTCGCAAAGATGCCGAGACTGTGATTTCGTTTGCCATGTTAAAGGAGTCCTAAGGCGTTGTAGGGAAGGCTGCCGTATCGTTGAACTTCAAGCCAGAAGGCGTTTTCTTTTTCAGTTTCTTCAGTGCCGTCTTGTTTTAGCAATACTGGACGCGTCATCGGCTCGCCAGCTTCATCGAGGGCACGTATTTTTTTGTTATCTTTTTTGATGTAATAGCCCTCGTGGCGAACTCTGGCATACCACGCTTTTGCGGGAGTTGTTCGGTAGGGATAGCGAAATTGAATTGATGCCGAGACATCCCATATTCCGCCGTTCTGCGAAGTCGCACTGTATGCGATGAGCCGTCCTGTTCCTGGTGGGTAGCCAAGAAACGTATCTGAGTTCGTCGAATGCCGATAAGCGTGAACAGCCGACGGTGAAAATGCTAGAAACTTGCGTTGAATTGTGACGACCTGATCGGCAATGTTCATTGTCACGCCTTCTATTGCTTCATTGAGCACGGTGACAATTGGATTCCCGTTCCAGTCCTCATCGATTGCTTGCTCGCTTTCAGCATCGCTCCAGGTGATATTTACCCCGCCGAAGTCGTTGTTTTCACCGCTGCCGCCTTGTCCGGTGTAGTTGATTGTCATCAAGTACATAATCGGCGAAACACGTTCCACGCTAGCCGATGCCGCATAAATATACGGAAAGTCGTCGCTGTATTGCGATCCCATTGCAGGTAGCCCAGGAGCGGCGTACACCTCATACAACGAGGTCTCTGGAACTGCCTCGACGACAATCTGATAGCCGACCTCAACGCTGACTTCGTCGGCACTTACAGAAGAAGAGAATCGCGACCACATTTTGTGAACGTCTAAAACAGCCATTTTATTTTATGATCTTAACTCCAAACTTCTTCTCTTCTTCTTTCGTTTGCTTGTGCAATTCCTCAAGCTGTTTCTTTTCAAGTTCTAGCTGTTGTTTTGTAGCTGTCCGATATGTTTTGGTGTATTCATTGAAGACGATTACCAAGTCTTCGACTGGCTGCCTTACTCTGCCTCTTGTTAGAAGTCGAGACTCAACAGCCTGAAGGTCAGGAGTTGCATTCGCAATGATTGCTCCACGACGATTCTCTAAAGCATCAAACATCGCGTTTACTTGGCTGCGTTGCGTTTCATTAACTGCAAACTTCAACGCGTCCTCTCTTTCTTTTTTAAGAGGATCAACGCCTCCTGGTTTTAATTGAGCTGCTATTCCGCCGACAATGTCCTGGATGATCAAGTCGTTAATTTTAGATCTTATGTTTTGATCGTTTCCCGCGGCCCTTAGCATATCTTCGTATTCTGCAGCTTTAGGGCTGGTTGCAGATGACCTTATGCTCTGATTCAACTTTTCGAGGATTCCAGGGATCTTGTTCCACTCTGGAACATCTATTGCAGCTTTTGCTCCAGCGGATCCAGAAAAGCCAGGATCAAACTTTCTTCCGGCGGCATCTATTTCTGAAGGCGATGGCAGCCGCATGCCAGGAACCATTCCTATTCTTTCAAGAAACCTTAAAACGGAATCTTCAGCAGAACTTAGCCTTTCTCCAAGCGTCATCCAGTCACGCTTCATAAACCCGCTAAACCAGGAAAACGCGACAGCAACTTCATTAATTCCGTCGATTAAAGGCTGAAAGTCTATCCGTTGCATTTCAGATAGTGTTTCTTCTAGCCAATTCGCAAAAGCCTCTATCTGCGGTGCCAGTTCTCCGATAACCGCTGTTTGCATTCCGTCAAACGCAACGCCCATCCTTGCGATTGCGTCATTCATCGCACCGATAGCCTGTACGGTTTGTTCTGTTGCTCCTCCATGAAGCAACTTGAAAGCCTCCATCGATTCCGCAAATTGTTGACCAATCATTGCCGGAGATAGTTCGCCGCTGCTCTTTCCAAGAACCTGAGAGGCAAGAAGCGATCTCTGGTTCATGTTTGGAATGTTAGATAGGGCATTACGCAATTCTAAAAACTGGGCGATTGGAGATTTTGACGACATGCCAGCGGCGTCCAGCCCTAACAGCGAAAACGCACCTTGTCCCTGAAAGTTTTTGCCACTGGCAATTTCAGCAACGGTAACGCGAAGTTTCCGAAGAGAAGCAATTGCCGTTTCAAAGCTTACGTTAGCTGCCTCTTCCATGGCAAATGTGAAAGCCTGGACGTCGGCTACCGTTTCGCCAAGTCCAGCAGCTACGTCTGCTATTTGATCGATTTTAGAAGCTTCTTCAATAAACGGGCTGACAAATCTTGTAGCTGTACTTACGGCACGGCTAAAAAGATCAAGGCCGTCGCGAACGCCAGAAATCGCCAGCGACCATTTTTGAAGACCACTGTTTGTAGCCATTCCGCTAACTTTGGACGCAACGGAATTAATTACGCTGCTCGCGTTGTCGATTGCGTTTATGGCTATAACAACGTCAGACATCGCTAATCCTTTGTGATCTCGTCATTAATGATCGACTGCTCGCAGTTCAGCATAGACCACAAAGAGACAAACCAAGCAGACTGATCTAGCAGCCCGCCGGCAACTGGCAAGAATCCTTTTTCAGCATGGCTTGCCATGTTTACCGCTCTTGCTAGATAAGGATCGACAAACTTTTTTCCGCATGTTGTCAATTGAAAATAACCGTCAATGCAGTGCTGACAGCCAATCCCATCGCACATAGGACATTCAATATCCGCCGGCGTGTTCGGTCCGATTCCGCTTTGGCACTCGTCATAGTTGCATCTTTTGCAAGTCAGCCCGTTTCGGATGAAGGCGGCGACTCTAACTTTTTTCGCTCTTCTGGCGTTAAGCTAGCCTCCAGTGTTGCGTCTCCAATAAGCTCCCAGCACTCACGTCGAGTTAAAAGATTTTCCGCTTCGTCAAGTGTAAAGTATAGCCCGCCCATGTTTTCCCAGCCGGCCAAAACAATTTCCAACGCGTCACGAATTAAATTAGCTTTTTCCGCGTTGCTACTTTGCTTTTGAAAGTCGCTTGCAATATCGCGAAGCTTGTCATCTTCTCGCCCGCTCAGAATTCGAAGCTTGAAGGTTGGCGGCGGTTGCTTGTCTCGGTCAGTTTTCAAGACGTAGCTATAAGTTCCGCCGCTTTCTAATTTTCTTGGCATACGTTAGCTGTTATCCGTAAAGGTGATGGAAAACTCTCGGTCGTCTGTTTGTGCGTTGCGGTTGCACTGCCACTCAAGCTCGTCAGTTACTAGGCGGTTTCGGTCGCCTTCTTGAATGTTAATGATCTGGGCTTTAGGTGCCGCGAAGACAAACGACCCGTTTCCAGTAGCACTGGCTAGCCCGATCGATAGCGATGCCTCTAGCCTGGCAAGCCAGTTGGTGTAGCTTGGCCGCGTGGCAACTAGCTTTGCCTCTGGGTTGGCGGTAACCATCGGCTTGCGGTTGGTGATGAGTGCCGAGTGAAAGCCGCTGGCATCCGTGGCACATTCACGCATCATAATTTCGTTGCCGAGGTCGATGGTTGCCGTCTCATAGCAAAGAGCGATCGAGTTGAAGCTAGCCTGTACGCCAGCCGCCCGCAGTGGCATTTCAGCAGTCGGCGTTTCGAATCCAGGATAGGTCGGGTCGATGATTGCCGAGTCTGTAGGCGTCACCCAAATCCCGGTAAACGTCCACTCGATGGTAGCTCGCTTGCCAGTTGCCAAGTTGATCTTGAACGTGCCAGCAGCTCCGCGAATCGACTTAAACATACCGTCCTGATAGCAGCCAATCGTCAGCGTCTTAACGTCGCTGCCAGGTGCTGCCGTCTTTGGGTACCATACGCCAGTATCCTTGACCAATCCGCAAGCTGGGAAAAACGTCGTCACCCATGATGGATCGCCGGTGCCGTCCCAGCTTATGTCTGTCTTGAAGCTAGCAGTACCCTTGTACCCTCCAGGCACGCTTGCCAGATAGCCAAACGAGCCTTGCCCTTCTCGCTCCTCGAATTCAATCTCGGGCTGGATCATGACATCGTAGGCATTGAATGCAGCCTCGCTAGCAGTCAGGGACTCAGCCGTCCCGACAGTCGCTTCGACTTTGGCGGCAAGCACTCTTTTTCGTTTTAGCAGCGTCATGATTTTCCCTTATATCTTGCCTTCCAATTCAAGTTCAATTTTGCGAATGCGACGATCAATTTCGTATGCGAACCGTTTTTTCGTTTCTTTAACAGTCGGTGCCAGGTGATTGTTTTTAGTAAATGCTCCGTACGCAGAAGGCCCTCGCAAGAGAATAATTGGCAGCCTTTTTTTGCCGAGTCTCTTAAAGGCGTGCCCCTTGAATCTTACTAAGGACACTCCAGGTTTTGGCCCCATAAACGCATGAGGAATCAAGATTGATTTTCCGGATTTTCTTACCTTGACTTTGACGCCACCATCTTTTTGCTCTGGCTTAAAATGCTTGATGCTATACCTGAAACCTTTTTTCAAAATGACTTCAGTTTGTGGCATTGCTGCCGTTGCCCGCTTTCCAATAATTCCTTTTTTTATTTCACGCTGAGTTAAATTCACCTCAATTGCAATTAGCTTAGCAATCTTGGACTTTGTCATTTTGGCCGTTTCATTGACGGCAACTGCTAGCTCTCTCTTTATTTTCTTTGCGTTGTTTTCTAGCAACGAAGAAAGCTTGCGGATCTTTTCTTTGTCAACCGAAATATTGATCATAGTCTCGTCGCGTAGGGATCTAGTTCAGAGACTCGGTATAGCACAGTTAGCGGCAGGTTTACGCCATCAATCCCGCCGTCGGCGTTGATAAGCTCTTTCGCCTTCCATGCCGCATCGATCGCGTTGCCATCAAAGGTATGCCAGGTAGCCGCTGGGATGCAGACCGCCTTTTGAACGTCGGCCGCAAACTGCGAAACCTCTTGATCAATCGCGGTGCTGCTGTTTTCGTCGGTAAGCAAATGGCAATGAATGTTGAACGTCAGCTCACGGGCAAGCCCGACTGGGTTGCCTGGATACATTAGTTCGTCAACTTCCACCGTCTCGCCCATCGTCAACACAATTTGCAAATGGTCTGGAGTAAAGTTGCCTAAGCGGGTCGGCCGTATAACCGATCGAACTTTGGTTTGATAGCTCGTGCTGCTAAGCATCAGTCGAAGCCGGCGATGTAGCTCGCGAGCGATTCGCTCTTCGACTGTATACGTCAGCGGCATTCGAGCACCAACATTCCTTCGTCGTGGCCAAGTAGCTTGAGGATAGAACGCTTGCTGGCCTGCTGACCGACCCTTACGGCGAACTCTAAGGCGTCGCCGCCAAGGTTTAGCTCGTGGCTTGCAATCCCAGTTTCCGAGTTGTTGGCAACGTGGATTTCAAACACAGGCAGGACAGAATCGCCATCCTCTGGCAGTACTGCAAGCTGTTCGCGAAGAACAACCGCATTAATCGTCCTTGCCTCGCCGGCACGCGGGTAGTACGTAACCGGCTCGGCAAAGTCGTCGGCGTTGCAGAACACGCTATCGGCATCAGCCTGGATCGTGTCGTGCAGCGTCATAATTATCGCTTCGACTCTACGCGAACGTAGTCGATCGTCACCGCGTCAATGTTGGCACTGGAGGTCTTCTGGATCTGGAAGAACGGTTGCAGGCTTCCGGTGGCTTCGCCCATGTCAAAGGTCGTCGAAGCTGCAACGCGATCGCCGTCGATGAAGAATCGGACGTCGTTCTTGCCGGCCGAAAAGTCGATGACGAACTCCTTATAGGTCGTCGCCAAAGTCTTGCCGGTTGCCTTGTCGTCCAAGTCCAAGACGTTGTCATCGGTCTCGACAACGACAGCGGTCGTCGAGGTCGCACCGACCATCTTAAACTGAGCATTGTTGGTAGTCGAGTCAGTGTCGTCAGCACGATTCGACTGCAAACCCCAAACGATCGTGGTGCCAGAGGTACAACCAGACACTTTGACGCGAGTTTCAAAGCGTTGAATGTTGTCGATGTCGAAGCAAAGCTTGTTACCAAAGTCCAAGCAGACGTTTTGAACTTCGCCAGTCGATTCCAGCGTCAAAGCCACTTCGCCAGTTGCCGAAGGAGTCACGCTTGCGTAGGTCGGAGTTCCACTGGAGGAGGTGTCGGTCACCTTCCAGAAGCCTTCGCCAACCGTTGCGGCGTACGTTTGACCGCCGAAGAAGTCATCCTCAAAAATCGCGAAATCTCGAATACCAGCCATTTTATTTGAACCTTTGTTGTGAGTTGTTGTGTTGCCGAAAAGCCCGCCGCCCAGTTAGGCAGCGGGCAGAGAGTTAGCCGTTAGATCAGGCAGAGTTGCGGAACAGGCCACGCCAATCGATGGCCTTCACGCCGAAGGTCTGGCGAACCTTGTACTTGTAGGTGTCAGTGGCGAAGTCCCACTCGCTCTCAAGAACTGGCGATTCCTCGCCGCTCAAGAAGCAAAGTTCGACGGTGTCGATCTGGGCTGGGTCGGCGGCCAAATACCAGTTGGTGGTTGAGGCACCATCAAGCTGCGGCTCAACGATCACATTGAGCGAGCGAGCACCGCCAGGGCCGTAGATGTTGGCCGTGTTGGCGTTACCAGCAGCACTTCCGCCGGCGGCAGGGTCGGCAGTCGAAGCCATCAACTGCAAGGCTTCCGCCGAGTAGTTGGCCGGCACAATCAAGAAGCGAGGCACAATGCCGAGAATGGCATCGGAGCTGATGCCCTTTTGCAGCATCATCTTTTCGAATCCAGTCGACAGCGTTGCAACCGCCGGAGCAGCAGCACTGCCCGAGGTGTTGTCGCCGGATGCGTGCGAAGAAGAGAACAAAGAGTAACCATCGCCCATGGTTGGGTTGCTGGTCAGCACCTCGTAAACCTTCTTATTCTGCATCCGCCGAGCAGCGTTGCCGTGCATGGCTGGGATGCGGCTGATGGCGTCGAGGTCATCGTTGACGACCGTTTCCCAAGACACGGTGAACAAGGCACCGTACTTTTGAACGCTGTAAGATTCCTTCGAATCGCCGACGCTCTTCTCGGGATACTCCTTGCCTTCCGGAACCATTTCCAAGTTTGGCGATTCGCCGAACCGGATACGGTTGATGGCCTTGAAGTCCTCAACGCTCGGAGCTTGGCGAGCCCATTGCGACCAAGAGTAGATCGCTTCGTCATAAGCAGCCAGCAACGTCTTGTTGGCGGCATCGAGCAGCAGGTTGGTAAAGCTGCCGGTGGTGTGATAAGACTCGGATCGCTTGATATACCGCTCGCTGATTGAGCGGTTACCCATCGCCGCCATCGCGATTTCGCGATTGCTCATCCGCTCGACTGGGTAGCCAGCACGCGACAGAACAGCGTACGCCAAGCGGTTGAGGCTCAAGCGTGCGAAGTCGTTAGCCCCGGCAGCCGGGTTGTCAACTTTGTGCCGCTGAACTCGAGCTCCTTGATAGGAGCGAATCAGCAAGCCGTCGCGGACGGCGGCATTGAACTTGTCGTCTTCGGAAGCCGTGACCTTGATCTCGGCTCCACCGACCGTTTGGCCGATCTCTTTGGTACTCATCTTTCGAAGGATCCTTTCGCGGGCGTCTTCAACGGATAAACCGGAATCGCAAAGCTCGTCAGC